CAGTATTATTTACAAATGATAAGAGACGTAACCGGACTTAATGAAGCTAGAGATGGTAGTATGCCAAACTCAGATTCTTTAGTAGGTTTACAAAAACTTGCAGCTGCTAATTCTAATACAGCAACAAAACATATATTAAATGCTTATTTGTATTTAACTGTTAAAACTTGTGAAAACATAGTGCTTAGAACTTCTGATAGTATTGAATTTGATTTAACAAAAGAAGCTTTAAAAAATAGCATTTCAACATGGAACGTTGGTCAATTAGAGGATTTGTCAACTATACACCTGTATGATTTTGGCATTTACTTTGACTTAGTTCCAGATGAAAAAGAAAAAGAGCAATTAGAGCAGAACATTCAAGCAGCATTGTCTAGCGGTAGTATAAATTTAGAAGATGCTATAGATATTAGGCAAGTTAGAAACTTAAAGCTAGCTAATCAAATGATTAAGCTAAAACGTAAGAAAGCTGCAGAAGCTGCGCAAGCTGCTAACTTAGCTAATATTCAAGCTCAAGGACAAGCTAACGCTCAAGCAAGTGAAGCTTCCGCTCTTGCAGAAGTACAAAAATCAGAAGCTCAACTAGATACTAAACTTAAGTTTGAAAAAGGTAAATCTCAATTTGAGATAGAAAGAATGAGAACAGAGGCTCAAATAAAACGTGAGTTAATGGAATTAGAATTTAACTACAACATGCAGTTAGGTCAACAGAAAGTAAATACAGAAGCTTCTCGCGAACTGGAAATTGAAAATAGAAAAGATAAAAGAACTAAGATAGTAGGTACTCAGCAAAGTGCTATTGCTGATCAAAAACAAAACAACTTATTACCCATAAATTTTGAACAAAATCAAGATTTAAATATTTAATAACTTATATTATATTATATTATGTCAAAAGTAAAAACAGAGGCAGAGGTGGATTCAAAACAACCTCTCACAATGAAAAGAAAACCTGGTAGACCTAAAAAGTTAACACAGGAAAAAAAAGTAACTAAACTAGAAATAAAAGAAGATGCCGTTCCAAAGCAAAGCACAGGAGTCGTGGATGAGAATAAACAAACCAAAGATGTGGAAAAAGTGGAGGAGAGAACATCCGAGCCAAGACTTGAAGAAATTACCAAAAAGGTCGAAAACAAAGATGAGAACAAAGAACTCGAGGTAATAAATGAAAAGCCAGTAAAAGAAGAAGCTAAAGAGTTAGAGAAAAAAGCTCAAGAAGCTATAAGAGATGAAAGAGTTACAGGTGTTGAATTACCTGAAAACGTAGAAAAGCTAGTAACATTCATGAAAGATACAGGTGGAACTGTAGAAGATTATGTTACTTTAAATAAAGATTATAACAAGTATGACGATAAACTACTTGTTAGAGAATATTATAAAAAGACTAGACCGCATCTTACAGATGAAGAAGTTACTTTTGTTATGGAAGATAACTTTGCTTTTGATGAAGAAGCGGACGAAGAAAGATTTGTACGTAAGCAAAAGCTTGCATACAAAGAAGAAGTTGCGAAAGCCAAGAACTTTTTAGAGCAAATGAAAAGTAAATATTATGATGAAATCAAGTTGAGGCCATCTGTTACTAATGAGCAGAAAAAAGCTATGGACTTTTTCCAACGATACAACCAAGAACAACAACAAATAACAGAAAAAAGAAATGAGTTTGTAAACAATACAAAAAGTTTTTTTCAAGAACAATTCAAAGGTTTTGAATTTAATGTTGGAGAAAAAGCTTTTAGATACAGTGTTTCAAACCCACAAGAAATGATAAACTCACAAACGGATGTTTCTAAATTTATTAGTAAATTTACTGACAAAGAAGGAAACATAACCAATATGGAAGATTATCATAAAGCTATTTACGCAGCTAGAAATGCAGATAGATTAGCGCAGCACTTTTACGAGCAAGGCAAAGCCGATGCAACTAGAGATGTTATAGCAAAATCTAAAAACATTAATAACGAGGTAAAACCAGTGGCTTCTGAAGCTACTATGCCTAATGGCTGGAAAGTAAGAGCAATTACTGGAGTTGATAGTTCTAGGTTGAAAATTAAGAAAAAATCATAATAAAAAAAAATAAAACATGAGTTTTACAACAGGAGGTTCGTTCCCTGCATCAATTACGCCAATGCCAAATCAAGTTACCGTACAAGATAACTATATTGATTTTGCTGACGCAAACTTTGATACATGGGCACAACAATATCTACCTGAGCTATATGAGCAAGAGGTAGAAAGATATGGAAACAGAACATTAGCTGGTTTCCTACGAATGGTTGGCGCTGAAATGCCAATGACATCGGATCAAGTAATTTGGTCTGAACAAAATAGATTACACATTGCATATGATAATTGTGCTGTAGCAGCTAACGCTGGTTCAAGTATTACAATTACTATTACGCCTGGTGCAGATAACCCAGCTACTTCAGCAATTAGAGATGGTAACACTATCTTAATTACTGATAACGCTACAGGTTTATCTTCTGCTAAAGCTTTAGTAACTGATAGAACTTCTGGTGTAACTACTAACGGTTATACAATTGATTGTATTTTATACGAAACAAATGCTGCTGGTGCACCTGCCGCTATTACTGGAGGTACTTGTAGTGTATTCGTATATGGATCTGAATTTCCAAAAGGAAGTAACGGAATGGCTGGAGCTATTGAGCCAGGTTTCACAAGATACTTTAATTCACCAATTATCTTAAAAGATAACTATGAATTAAGTGGATCTGATACCGCTCAAATAGGTTGGATCGAAGTTGCTACTGAAGACGGAACATCTGGTTATTTATGGTATCTAAAGTCTGAGTCTGAAACAAGATTAAGATTTGAAGATTACTTAGAAATGGCTATGGTTGAAGGTGAACTTCAAGCTAACACAGTAGCTTTTGGTGCTAATTTTGGACCAGGTGGTGCTGCTCAAAACATCAAAGGTTCTGAAGGTTTATTTGCTGCTATCGAAGCAAGAGGTAATGTATACTCTGGTTTTGCTGGTGCTGCTGCTCCTGGTTCAGGTGCATTAGGAGATTTCGATGAGATCTTAAAGCAACTAGATAAGCAAGGTGCTATTGAAGAAAACATGTTATTTTTATCAAGACAAACTGCTCTTGATTTTGATGATATGTTAGCTGCTACAAATGGTGGTTACGCTTCAAACAACGCTGCTTCTTACGGTTTATTTGATAACGAAGCTGAAATGGCTCTTAACTTTGGTTTCTCTGGTTTTAGAAGAGGTTCTTATGACTTCTATAAAACTGACTGGAAATACTTAAATGATGCTACTACAAGAGGTATGTCTAACGCTATTGATGGTGTTATGATACCTGCTGGTACATCTACAGTATATGACCAAATGTTAGGATCAAATATCAGACGTCCTTTCTTACACGTAAGATATAGAGCTTCTGAAACTGAAGATCGAAGATTCAAAGCATGGATCACTGGATCTGTTGGTGGTGCTTACACTACTGATTTAGATACAATGAGAGTTAATTTCTTATCTGAAAGATGTTTAATTACACAAGCCGCTAATAACTTCGTGTTATTCAAAGGAGCTTAATTATTTATTAACATTTAAAATATAGAAATTATGGGTTTAGTAAAATTAACTACAAATAAAGTTGTACAAGCCGAAGGCATACTACAACTTACAGCAGTAATATCAAGTAACACACTTACAATTGATGTTCTCTATGCTTTAGATATGGGATCAAATAAATTAGCTAAAGCTAATGTTGTCTATACTAAAGGTGGTTCTAACTCTTTCACTAAGACTGAGGCAGAATACTTAGAGGAATTTGCAAGTGCATTTGGTCTTGCAATGGGAACAAGTGGACCAGCTTTAGTTGGACCAATTGTTGAACAAAAAGTAACTTCTACTGGAGTACTAGTAGGAACAATTACACCGGTTATTACGTTAAAGCTTTCATCAGCTTTATCATAATTAAGGTTATATTTAAGATCCCGCTTCGGCGGGGTCTTTTTTAATTATTATATTATATTATATTATGGAAGAAACAAAAACAAAAAAGGCTCCAGTAAAAAAAGCTGAAGCTAAACCAGTAGATAACTGGGAATACAAAGATAGAAATTATTACTTAGTAGGTAATAAAACACCGTTAACATATACTATACCAAGTAGACATTCTAAAAGATACCCTTTAGTATGGTTTGATCCAGAGCAAGGATATGAAAGAGAAATGAGATATGCTACTAATATGAAAAGTATATTTGTTGATGAACAAAAAGGAGCAGCCACGTTAAAGCATATAATGTTTAATACTGGGCATTTATTTGTTCCTAAAGAAAAAAGAAATTTACAAGAATTTTTAGATAAACACCCTCATAAAGGTGTTATATTTCAAGAATTTGATCCAATAATAGAAGCAGAAGATCAGTTTGAAGATTTACAATATGAAATACAAGCTCTGAATATGGCTTATGAAATGGATATTGAACAAGCTGAAGCTATATTAAGAGTAGAAGTTGGATCATCTGTTAGTTCTTTATCATCTAAAGAACTTAGAAGAGATTTATTATTATTTGCAAAAAGAAACCCAGAGTTACTTATCAACTTAGCAAATGATGAAAATGTAATTCTTAGAAATTTTGCCATTAGAGCTGTAGAAGAAAGAATAATAGATCTTTCACAAGATCAAAGAAGCTTTACTTGGAAAAGCAATGGTAGAAAATTAATGAATATTCCATTTGATGAAAACCCATATTCAGCTATGGCCGCTTGGTTTAAGACTGACGAAGGTATGGAAGTTTACAAATCAATAGATAAAAAATTCAAATAACAAGTGATTATAATTAAGGGTGGTTTACGCCGCCCTTTTTAAAATATTAAAATGGCAATAAACGTAAACACTGTATATACTACTGTTCTTACTATTCTTAATAAAGAACAAAGAGGCTTCTTAACACCTTATGAATTTAATAATTTAGGTAGGCAAGTACAATTAGAAATATTTGAAAGTTACTTTGAAAACTTAAATCAAATGTTAAGACAGCCTAGTAACGATACAGAATACGCTAACAGAGTTAAATTGCTAGAAGAAAAAATAGCTACATTTGAAACGCAAGCCACTGCAACTGTAGCTTTATCTGGTATATTCGGTCAAACAACATTACCTGCTGATAATCATAGATTTGGTATGTTAGAATATACAGACAGTGCTAAACTTCCAGTTGAAGTTGAAAAATTATCACGTCATGAGTTTTTACAAGCTAGACGTTCTCAGTTAACATCACCCACAAGAAGTCATCCAATATGTTATTTGGAAGGAAATACTTTAAATATATTACCAGGCGT